TCTGTATCACAACGCTCAAAAGAATCTATTGAGTCTTGACGGGCTTGCTTTGCTTGCGCTCGCAATTCCTCTGCTTTGACTTTACTCATCTAGTCCTCCTCTCAGGACAAGGCAAGTATATCACAACTAGGGTTAGTTATTCTCTCTTCTGAGGCGCTCTTCTTGAATCATGCCAAGCGTGAGAAAGTAGCCGATGCCATCTACTACGGTGTCGGGCTTGGATTGATTGACTTCACGGGCAATCTTCATGCCAACCATGCAAAGGGCGACTTGCTCGGCAGAAACCTCACAGCCGAGGATTACAGCCCATATCTTTGAAGCCCTTGTTAAGTTATCAAGTGGATGCCCATAAGCGTCCTGACGGTCTCCTGAGACCAATTCAGCGGCGTATAAAGCGATGTCTCTAGGGTCGTTCATAAGACTTGGATGTCCGAGACTCCCTCGCTGGTCACTAGGAATGTCAGAACTCCCACATCCGCAACCTCCCCCTTGGACTGTCTCCACCACACGCTTCCCCCGTCGAGACTCGGCGCTTGTAGCCATTTGACTCCTCCCCAATCTGCTAGACGAAATGAATGATAATGACCTGACACCAAAATGTCACAATCGCCTATTGATTGGCGTCCTAAAGTTTGGTCAGCAATCCAGCGACGAAGTTTGGCTTCAACGCTTCCTGAACTGCGAGCAAGATGCCCATGTGTAATTCCAATAATTTTTCCGTTTACCTCAAGGGTTAAACTCAACTCATCCGTAGGAATTGCAAACCGAATGTGACCGTAAGCCTCAGGGTTAGCCTGAAAGATTTCTGCAACTGACTCAACTAGGGCTACATCGTCATTGTCATTGAGGGTAGTAAAGGCTTTTCCATTTTTACGGTTCTCACCATGATTTCCACCAATCGCCGCAACCGTGATATTTGGGACAACCTTTGACCAACGGATAAGAGCATCTCTTAAAAGACGGCGAGCAATCTTTACTTGGTCTCTTCTATCTACTTCAACTGTAAAAGTTTGAATGTCATAATGACCATCACACCCTTCAACTAAATCACCAAGACAAAGAACGGTAATTGAATCAATCGGACGACCTATTTTTTTTAACTCTTTAATTCTAAATTCAACATCATCAACTGCTTGGAGCCATCTACCTACTAAACCTTTGAGACCGTCCCCATCTCTTTTACCCGTTTGCCAATCTGAAGCACAAACAACAAGGCTGGCTCCGCCTGTTATCTGTTTGCGTTCACGAGGTTTATGTTTTTTAATATCTTGGATTAAGGCTTCAATATCGGCAACCTCTTGTTTGCCTTTGCGGATTACTTTGCCTTTCCATTGGCGATTAAGAACTCCTAAAGTATCGCCCCAAACATTGAAAAGAACTGGCTCAACTACTTGGAAATGCTCAGGGTCAAGTCCCCACATTCGAAGGACTCCTGACCAATCAGGTGCGTTATCACCCTCCATTGGTTGAGTAGTAACTGTTCCTTCTTCACCTTGCCAAGTAACCCCAGGCAACCAATCTGCTTTTCTATCTCTCGGCAGTAACTTTTGAATCGACTCCATCTCTGAAGTCTTTAATAAATTATTTAAGGCGTCGTCAAGATTTGAGGACATTTACACCCGTCTCTTCCTTGTAATCTTCTTCGATGCCGCCTTAGAACATCTGATGAAGATACTGTAAGACCATAGGCTGACATTAACTGCGCTAATTTAGCAGACTCAACATTTTTGTTAATAAAAATTTCATTGAGTTTCTTTTGGATTGGTTCTTCTAGTTTTGAAACCATGGCGCCAATAGCACAGCCACCATCATTCCTACTACCTACAAGTGCATCTAACTGACTAAAAAAATCATCCTGATTTATTTTTAGACTTGCACCTTGGACATCTGATGCTCCATGGGCGGGTTGCGCTTTCGAAAAGGAGCCTGTCGCATTTCCAGCACCTTTGGAACTCATCGGTTGTTGCGTTTCTGCCATACGGGTCTACCACTCTCTCTTGCGGAGCCGTCGGCTCCTCGTTTACATTCGCACTAGACATCGGAAATTCACCGAGATTAGTGGACGATACTTTGGGTCTACTCCTAACAAATTTACTGAACCCATTGGTTCAATCCTCATAATATGCACCCCTGAGACGGTTTGTTCAAGCACCGACGCAAGCAAAACACGGATATTTTCTGCTTTGTCTCTAGCCGTTGGATAATCTTCTCGACCAGCACGGCAGATAATTTGAAGCATTGGGTAGTCAATTCTGATACCACCTGAACCCATAGTGAATGTTGGGGAACTGCCAGCGTTCTCATATACGGCTACACACGCATCAGGGCTATCAGGAAGGGTGCCTAAAAATATGCTTGTACCAAGAGTTCCTTGAGAAGCATGGGCGCCAAAAGCGCTTGAAGTATTTTGTAGGTAATCACCTACTGATTCAAGAATAGTTGCCATTAGCCCCTGTGACCTTTCTGTATGATGTCGATAATTCTACCCTTTATGTTTTCTTGGATAGTGGACATTGCTTCCATGACTGGTTGTTCAAGATATTTAGCCTGTGTCGGTGGGTTGTGATAGTTGCCGATAATTTCATGGACATAGAGAGCGTATGGAGCGGCGGGACCACCGTAAAAAATATCTACAAAATAGCCTTGATTTCCCATTTGTGGAGCGGATACTCCGCCTGAACCACGAAGAACTCCAGTATCTACTGGGACAAGAATCTGTGATTTAGCAAAAATTAAATTAGCCTCTTCCCATATTGCTTGGGCTATGGCTTGAGGGGTATCGTCTTTGCCAGCCTCAAGAGCATTTACTAACTCTTTATCGCCGAATAAGTCGAGTCTAAAAGACGACTTTGCCATAACTACCGTCCAAATCTGATGACGGTGTGATGCGCTCCGTTTTCGTCTGCGATGTTATCTACTGCATTTATCGTAAAGGTGTCCGCCCCGACGACCATTCTATGATTTACCGTAATTGAGGTTGCGGGACCATAGGTAATGAATCGTCCAATATCAACAACTTCGATACCTTGAACATCTTTAGATTTTGTAGTGTCGTAAATTAAACGACCTGTGACTGTGACATTTGTATTAGCCGCACCAAAAGTTGTTTTGTTGTACTTATCAACTGAGGCTTTGGGTGTAAATACCACAGAGTCCGTCATGAACTCTGCGACTTTAGTATAGATAGCGTCCATGGCTACCCCTACTCAACTATGCGTTGGTCTTGGACATTATTTGGATTGTCATGAATACCAGCATAAAAGTCGGTATTGAAATCATCAACAATCCTGTCATTTGTGGACTTTAGAGCCTGTGCGTTTGCGAATGGACGAGGAGGGGATTTACGCATTTGCCTTTGAAGAAAACTATTAGCCAACTCTTTATAGTGGGTAACTTTTGCTGAATAAGATTCAGATACCGAGATGTCACCAACGCTCTTAGAACTACTGTCTGCAAGACGGCTAAAACGAGCAATAAGAATTTCGGCAAGTTCACGAGCGGCGTTATAGGCGTCTCCGCCCCATTCTGTGATGACATAGTTAAGTTCTTCATCGCTAAAAAGCGCATCTGTTGAATCTGTATCGTTAAGCAAAAAACGCACATAATTACGGGTGGAGGTGCTTGGGTCACCCGAGTAGGTGAATGTCATTACATTCCACCAAGCATAAGCATTTGGGTGCGAGCAAGATTTAAGGTTTGTTTAACATTGACGGCATCTGCGTCTGTGGATTCTGAGGCATCGCCTAAACCTGTAATTTTGTAATTACCAGCGGCTAAATTGCCCCCTAAAGTCTTATTTGTTAGAGTATCGGATGTATCCCGACCAACAAGGGTTGCCGTGGCGTTCGGCAGGGTAATAATCCTGTCTCCAGTTGGGTCACCTGCGGTCAATGTGGTTTCAAAACCATCGTCGGTTGTACCCTCAAAAACTATATTGGCACCAGCGCCTAGGGTTACTGTTCCAGTAAAAGATGGTGCGGAGGAAAGAATATAATTATCTAACTCACTATCAACATCGGTAGCAAGATTTTGAATGTCCGTATGTACGGCGGGATTATCGCCCGCAGTTGGGTATCTGAGACCCTTTGTGGTTGTGCCAGCCATTAGTACCTCGTTTCAAGTATCAAGGATACAGCATGGGAAATGCAGTATTTTTGTAAAATGTGCTAGGTTAATTCAACAGGGGTATTACTGAAGGAGTTGAGATGAGTGTAGACAAAATTGTAATTGTTGGGGGTGGCTCTTCGGGCTACATAACAGCGGCTTTTCTACTTAAAACCTACCCTGATATGGATTTAACACTTATTGAAAGTCCGAGTTATCCAATAGTGGGTGTAGGAGAAAGCACTCTTGCTGACTTTACTAACTTTAGAGACTATTTTGAATTAGACGAAAAAGAATTTATGAAGGCTACCGATGCTTCATATAAGTTCGGTATTAAATTTACTGATTTTTATGACACTAATAGTGGCTCGTTTCATTACCCATTTAGAAACCCATACCTAGAAGGCACTCAAAATGGCTTAGCCGATTGGCTTGAAATTAAAGCATTTTATCCTGAAACTCCTGTTCAAGATTTTGCCCGTAGTTATTTTCCTCTTGTTGCTC